AGCTGGCCAAGCGTTGGGGGTTGCACCCTGACACGCTGATGCGATGGCGCAAGGCTGAGAAGGGGCCGGCGTATTTCAAGACGCCCGGCGTTGTGCTCTACCCATTGGCCGAGGTGGAGCAATACGAACAGGCCAACACCATCACCCACAACGAACAATGAACGCAACCGAGATCATGGCAACAGTGCTTCGCGCTAGCTGCCATCAATTCATCGGCCGCCTGGGCGCTGATGTTGAGGTCAAATATTTTGACAACGGCAATGTCGTGGCCAAGGGTCGCATTGCGATCAATAAGCCAGGCGCCAAGCGAGATGACGGGCAAGCCCCTGATTGGTTCACTGTTGAGGTTTGGGGTGAGGATGGCCAAGCCTTTGCCGACCAAGCCAAAAAAGGTGATCGCATTGCCGTCACTGGTCGCGTCAAGACGAACAAGTGGACCACGAAAGCTGGCGAGGATCGGACCGACCTGATCGTCACCTCTGAAGGTTGGCGGCTTATGGATAAACCATCCATGACCGTGCAGAAAGCGGCCCAGAGTTTGGCAGCTGCGACTGATGGCGTTGTTGCTGAGGTGACTGAAGCGCTGCCGTTCTGATCACATCAGCTGGCACTCAAGGCGAGCAATTTCATTGACGGCCTGTTGGAGCAGCTGCTGCTGGTAGCAGCACTGTTTCAGCAGAGCGGCAGCCATCACGCCCGCGTCTTCGCTTTCGAGCAAGCTGCGGGCTTGTTTTTCGATCTCAAATTTTTGCTCGGTGGATAGGTCCACCTGCATCCACTCTCCAAAATTCATGGTATGAGCGCGGACAACTCCCACGCTACCGACATTGCGACAGTCTGTAGCGATGTGCTGGTAGACGTTGCAGGTTGCGGGTAGGTGCGGCATGATTCGCCTGGCCACTGAGGTCGCCACAAACTCATGATCACCACCATTTTTTTGGCGATCTGGAAGCTGTTTCTTCCTCTGCTGTTCCTAATAGCAGTGATCGACTGGCTTACCGCTTCCACTGATCGCCGTGTTCGCATCCTGCGCACCACTGGTATGAGCCAGCAGCGCATTGCCCAACGCCTCAACGTTTCCACTTACCGCGTCCGTAAAGCGCTCATCGCATGAACAACAAACTCGGAAACCTGCTCTGCTTTGTCATCGCTGCCAGCGCCTTCGCGATGATCGGCCTTGACGCCACTGCTCACCATGGCATGACCCATTCCGGCACTCAGGAGTATGTGCGCCATGACTGAGCGCAGTTACTACTTCTACATAGAGAGCGCCGCGGTGCGCGAGTGCATCCGTGCTGAAAATTTCCAGCAGGCCAAGGCTGAGGCGTTCGATGGCTGGATTCAGTACTGGGACGAAATCCGTTGGCTTAACCCCGACAAAGACAACCACCTAATCACCAATGGCTGAGATCAAGGGCGCCCTGCTGCAATGGGCCGACACTCCCGAAGGCTGCTACGGCGAAGGCGTCAGCCGGCCAAAATCTGGCAGCCGAACCAAGGAGTTCCGGCTAATCATCTACCCCAAAGGCGCTAAGCCGCTCACATGGATCACACGCGCTGAGAACAAAGCCGCGGCCATCAAATACGCCAAAAACCGTTGGCCATCCTGTGAAGTAGAGCTGGCATGACCGATCCCGCCCGCGACAGGCTTTATAAGCTGCTGGATCGCAGCTCTTTCACAGCTGGCCAGCAATGCGAACGCGACCGGCTGCGTTTGCTGATTGATGTGCGCGTGGAACAGCTACGCGGCACGCATGGCATCCGCAACCGCGAGCAGCTCTGCGCTGAACTCCACCGTCTCAAAAATCTGATCGAACCATGACCCCGCAGCAACTGGACCAACAACGCGCCGATTTCATGGAGTCGCTCTATCGGCGCAGCGGCCGCGATGACCTGCCCGTTGGCGACGCACGTCGCAAGACCTACACCGGCCTATGGGATGAGTTTTGCGCAGACATTGCGGCTAACTTCCGCGACACGGACTATCCCGAACTTTTGGGCAAGGTAGTCAAAGCCATGGATGCCACTGAGTCAGTGATGACTCAGAAGCAAGCCCAGCAGGCCATTCAGGTTTGCCGCGCTCAGTTGCTTGGCAAATGGGCATAAGACCACGCCCCCGCAACCGGACCCTAAATATCCGGGTGACGGATGAAGAGATCGAACTGGCCCGCCAAATTGGCAACGGCAATGCAAGCCACGGTTATCGCTTGGCTATCCGTTGGATGGCTGAGCGTTCAATTCGCGGCATCCCACTGAGCACAATGTTGCGTGCTGCTGCTGAAATGGCGGCTGAACTTGAACAGCGACCGAAACGTGGAGCACCAGTCACTACAAGACCAAGTTAACCATCCGGCCCATTACACCCGCGGGCCAATTGAGGTGATTGAGATCATTGAAAGCACCATTCAGGATGCGCCAGACATGCCTACGGCGTTTTGCCATGGCTCAGCGATCAAATATCTGCTGCGGCTATGGCTTAAGGGCGACCCTTTAGAAAACGCCAAGAAATGCCGCTGGTATTTAGATCGGCTCATAGCCAAACTAGGCGCATGATGCATCTACCTGGGCTAAACCTGCTAGAGCGCCTGGCGCTGCGGATTCTGGTCAAGAGTCCGCGTACCAGCCTCGTGATCGTTAAAGAGCTTGGTTGGCCTGGCATTTTTATTGCAGCCAATACTGACGATCCGATGCTGGCTGAGCCTGCCAGCGACGAAACGCCATCAATGCAGCTTGAGCGGATGTATCACGCGCCAAGCTACGGCGAAGACGAATGATTCGGCTGCACGCTGGTCGCCTGCTGTTGCTCTGTGACCGAGCAGACAAGACATGGCACGCGCGTGTAATTTTGGGTCCAAAGCCTGAGCATCAGCTAGAGGTAGACACTGGCGCGCTAACGCTTTCTAAGGCGTTGCCAAAAGCCCAAGAAATTTATAAGGCAGCAGTGCGCAAGATCCGCCCGTTTGGTGGTCCGCTTATGTGCTGGGACTGCCTCCAATGGGATACCCACCGGCATTGCTGCGGATTGGGCTTGCCAGAATCAAAGAGAAGCGGTGGACGCTATGCGGCCAGGTGCGAGTTTTATGAGCCGTTTAGGGGTTGCTAATTGCACTGATACGGAGCGTCGTGGCCCAACGTGAGTGGAACACGCCTACGCGTGAACCGTGGAACGCTTTGATAAAACAGGCTCTGCAGGGCATCGACCGCCACAACATTTTGTGGTTCGCCTCGGGCGATGGTTGGCACCTACAACAGGCCCAAGTGCTGCGCGATTACGTCGCCAGCCTCAAGATTTGGATCCATCAGCAAGAGGCAGATCAATGAACGAGGTAGAGGTGATCGGTCGCTATGAACGCGACGGCGGTTTTATAGAGACGCTTGACCGACCAGGGTTTGAGATCTACTACCGCAGTTGTGTGGGGTCGATTTGCCGCTATTCGTCCGATATGTGGCAGGCCGAGCTTTACCTGGACCACCTACTGGCCAAATAAGTGGCAGGTGGTGGGCTTGCCGGAGCAGTCCCCACCTCACCGCAGCCTGCCTGCTACGGACGCTTCGAGATTCCTCAATAGAATTTCGAGCCCATAGTTTAGTGCTCACCGTTCAGCCAGCGCGCAATTGCCCACTCGCGGAGTGCTGACCAAAATTCCTGCGCGCGGTACCAGGTAGTCCAGTCCTTGTGCCCTTTGGATGAGTTGCAGGCAAGGCAGCAGCTGACCAGGTTTTCGCGGACAGTGAGGCCACCATGGACCTTGGGAATGACGTGATCCAGCGTTGGCGAGCGGCCTAGCGGATCGTCGCAGTAGGCGCAGCGGTAACTCCACGACAAGTGGATCTGATCGCGTGCAGACCGCCGCGTAACTAGGCGCGTTTCATCAATGTGATGCTGTTCCACCTAGATCCGCAGGAAGGGGCAAAGCTTGCACCTCGATGTCGATGATGTCTTCATCGCTCGGGATGAACTCGCTGATCTGGCTGTAAATATCAGCCGGCAAGTCGTCCGGGTCGCTGTCAGAGCGATAGATGAGCTTGGCGGAGATTTCTAGGTAAAACGCCCGCATGGGCTGTCCGCCGCTTGGCACACGGTAGCTGTCGCCACTGCGACTCACTGGATTGCTGAATTTCTTTGGGATCGTGGCGTATCCCGTCGGCGTTTCGGTTTAGTGTCCCGCCATGCAATACATCCTCAAGGTCGGGCCGTGGCATGTCGGCCCTTTCGACACCCATAAGGCCGCCAGCTGGTGGGCTGAAAAGCACGGCTGCGACAGTTACACCATGCTGCAGCTAGACGATCCAGCAGAGGCGCCTGGCAAGGTGCTGCGGCAGCGCATGGCACCGCTAAAAAACCCGGCAATTATGCTGCAATAAAAAACCCGGTTGGCTAGGCCGGGTCATACTCCTCCGCCAGTCGGACGTTAGCCCTTGCTAGCGGTAACGCCTAGGTCGGCGTTATAGCGGCCAGTTAAGGCGTAACTGCGTTCAACGCGGCCACTGACCAGCAAGAACTTCATCTGGCCGATGCGCAGGCCAGGCCAGATCGGCAGTGGATGGAGTCGGCGCTGGTTGCGCAGCTCCATGGTCAGCCTGCTGCCAAAGAAGCCTGGATCGGCCCAGCCGGCTTCGGCATGGTCCCAGCCTTCGCGGGCGCGACTTGACTTGAGAACAAACTGGGCGCCGACGTGATCGGGGAGATTGAAAATTTCCATGGTTTCGGCCAGGAAAAACTCACCCGGCTGAATCCAAAACGGATCGTCGGGCGTGTGGCCGTGCAGTTGGATCTTCTGCAGCTCCGAGGTCTGCGCCACCTCAACCAGAATTTGCGTGCCCAACCTCACGTCATAGCTGGCTGGGTTTAGCTGTTCCTCGTTAAACGGCGACAGCAGGGAATTGCGCTGGCATAGCCGGCGAATTTCATGGTCTGGTAGCAGCACTGGCGATTAGTAATCCCAGCGAACCCTAGCCCTGCTGCTGCGGATGCCTACATGGACAAACCCCTTACCGGCTCCGTATCCGATGGAGTACGGCCAGTTTTTGTCGCACCAATCCTCGACCTTGTAGATGTCGGCTCCGTCGATGTAGAAGTCAACAGCGCCACAACCAGGCTTGTAGAGGTGCTCGCTGTTTCTGGCTCCATTTACGGCCTGATTGACTGCCGGCGGTCTGTAACCCGACGTGATGATGATCGGCTTGCCGCCAAATGCCACGCGCACCCGCTCAAGAAACGCCGCCAGCTCAGCCGCGATCTCTAGCTGGTCCGCCCGGTCAAATCGCCTGGCTTCTTGATTTAGCGCAAACTCACCCAGCGTGATGTGCGGGGTCAGCCTGGCGGTAAATGGCGCATCAATGCCGAGCTTGGCCGTTTCCTGTTGATACTGCGGCCGATGGCTGCCCCAGCATTTGCCCTCAGCTTTGCGCCGCCGCAGCAGGCCTGCCTCAACGTTGGTGCCAGGGTTGCGGTACAACTCCATAGCAGCAGGCACGCCAGCCCAGTCGCGCTCGCGCAAACAGCGGCTAATCGTCTCAAAACCTTGCGCGCCGTAGAAACCACTGCCAAGGTTGTAGGCGAAGGAGACCAAGGCCGATTTTTGCGGGTCGGCCATTTCTTTCCAGAACGGCACCGACTTGCGCAGTTTTTCGCTGATGCGGTCCACCTCAAGCCGCAGCAGCATGTCGGCTTCGATAATCGTGATCCGATCGCCGCGTTTGACTGGCACACCGCCGCTGTAGCGCGTCGTCCCGTAGCCAATCGTCCAAGGCTCATCGCCGCTCAGCGGGTCTGGGTATGCGCTCAGGTGCACGCCCTCGAACTCTTTAATCAGTGCGATGGCTGCAGCTAGGTCGGCTTGCTTGCCATCTTGGCTCCATGTTTGAAACCAACCGCGATCACGGCGCATCGCAGTTTCATAGCCATTGCTGGCCAGATCGGCTTCTAGCTCTTTAATTGCCGCGGCCTGATGGGGCAGCGACTTGTAATAGCGAAACAGCTGCTCAAGGCTGATCGGTGCCGGGTTGCTCATCGGTGGCCCAAGGTGCAGTTATGCGCAGCTCATCGCTGCTGATGATTGGCGGCGGCACCGCAGCAGGTTGGGTTTTATGCCAATCCTCTATCTCGCGATCTAGCCGCGGTTTGAGGGTGGCGTGAAATTTCCAATCCTGCGCTGCTTTGTGGACGTGGTGCCGCCAGTCCTTATCGCCAAAGCGCAAGAGCCAGGTTGTGTCGCCTACTTTTTTTTGGCGATCACGTTGAGCAGCTTGACCAGCAGCTGAACCCAGCTGTTTTCGCGGATCGGCAGCAGGGTGATGATTTCACTGCCTGCAGCAGCAATGATCGCAATTGCGGCAAGAGCGGTGGGGTCCATTTGGATTGGTTGACTGCTTGAAAGTTAGCCCTGTTGCTCAAGGCGACGCAACCGGCGTTCGTGATCGTCAAGACGTTCTTTGTGATCGCTTCGCAATGCCGTGATTTGCTCCAGGATCAGCGCTACTCGCGTGTCCATGACGCTGGCACGCTTATCGATACGCCAAAGCGCACCAACGCCAGCGACTATCGCGGCTGTGATCAATGGCGTGATGAACGGATCCACAGCTGCGATCTGTTGGGTTCAGTCTATCGAAGGCGGACGCCAAGGATCGGGCTGACCGCGCAGAATTACAACGGCGCGGCGGTAGTAGTCACAGTCCGTTTTGCCTGCTTTTTCTAGTGCTGCTTTGATCTTGCGCCAGTTCTCTAAAGTTTCAGCATCCATCACGAAGTTGCTGTTGCAGATATTCTCGCAACGCTTTGTCGTTTGGTGTTTTGGGATTCTTTAGATCCAGTTCAAAGATGCGATCCCGTAGTTGTTGCTTACGGGCTTGGCAGAACTGTTCTTTGACCTCAGCGGACTTGGCGTAGCGCGAGTCAATGGTGACCGTTGTCGCCACAACAGTTGTTAGCAGTGCCAACAAACCGCCAAGCAGCGACAGTGGCTGATTCACCGACCTTGACCGCGAAGGGGTTTCTTGCCGCGACGGCGGGGACGTGAATGCTGCCCGTAACCCTGGGATGTGGTTTTGGGACGCCCAGCCTTGTGCTCAACACGTCCCAGAGCAGTCTTTGACTTGACCGCCATCAGCCGATTCCGGCGCTGGTGCTGCTGAAGCTGAAGTCGATGGTGTCATCGCCCATCAGTCCCGTGCCGCCATCGACAGCAGTGCCCACCCCGTCATCAGAATCGTCAGCAGCGACAACAGGAGGATGATCTGGATCATTTGGCCAGACGGGATATGCGGTGCCGGTAATGTACGCCGCTAAATCCGGGGTGTCATTCGTGGTGCCGATATGTAGCACCTTTTCGTTGGCAGCTAGACGGACGGATTCGCGCCATGCTTTCCAGTCGGTGTCCATTGCCGTGCCGTTGTCCACTTCACGCACCACCTGCCAGTCGGTTGGGGTCAGCAGGCTGTTAGCAGTTTGACGGGTGTTGGCAATCCAGAGGGTGACGAGTTCGCCGTGGTCCTTAGGAATTAGATGCCCATCGGCGTCATAACCCCAATAAAAACGCTGGTCGTAGCTGGGGCTTGGCGGGTCGGGCACCTCGGTGATGCCGATTGCTTGCTTCTCGGCAAGAGTCGATAGTCGCAACCAGTTGGCTGGGTACTGGATGCCAGCGTGCGTGAACGCCTTATCAAGTGGGAGCCGTTTGCCGTCAAGAATGAACATCGGACTGGTGCGTTAGGTGAAGTTTAGATCCGGGTGCCACTACCGGGCACGGCTTGTTTTGAAGGGGTGCTCCGCAAAGGCGGCGTAGATGTAGGTGTATGCACCATTAAGGTCAGTATCGGAGCTTCGCAACTTAAATCCATTAGATAAAAAGTCAATACCATTGCTCATAGTTGCTTCTGTTGATGAAGCATTCGGGTGCAGCCTATTTTTAGCCTCATTGTAAGGACTGGTTGAAGTATCTAACGTATACCAACCCGCGTAATTACTGTTATTTTGAGTAACTTTCCAAAGCAAGTATTTAGGTC